GGTCGCTTGGCGCCCCCCCTCACTTCACAATGAGAGATACTAACGGTGTTTGCCACACACCGTTAGGCCTTGAGCCTGGCAGGCGGTATACACATTGCATACCAGAACGCGCGAGCCACCCCCCTAGCGGGCTTTAAGGGAGGTCTACCGGTTGTCCCCATACCCCAAAGTGGTTATGCGAAGGACAAGAATTGTTAACGGCTCCTACAGGTAGAACGGTGGCCTGCCGTAAACCCCTGTTAGGTCGTGTTCTTATCCAACCATTTCGAGGATGTAATGGAGGGATGTTTCAAACGCAAGCCGGGAATCGTTAGAAACATCGCTGGAGCGTGACATAAGAAACAGACAGAATTTCCGTCTCTCGACATGGTAACTTTATTATTACACATCATGGAGGGTTTAAACCTGATCTAAGGCATGCATTGCCATATCAGCAAGCTGCGGATAATCAGTTAAAGCAGCATATAATGACTTAGTAAGTTTGTTTCCCCTATCAATGCCCTGTTTGAACCCGGGCCTCCCGAAAGATGGCCCGTGTTTATTTGTCCACCAGCCTGGGTTTTGGATATGCAGAGCAGCAGACTGGTTCTGCCAATCCTGTGTCATGCCGGGAGCAGTGGTAGCTGCCAGGCCAAGGCCCCTAAACGGTGTCCACTCGTACACGATCGTCAATCGAAAACTCAGCACAGTGCCAGGAGGGACTCCCCTCCAAGCAATGAGAACTTCATTTTGTGATGACGGTTCAGCGGCAGTGAGCAGACCACCATTGTTGCTACGCGCATTGTACAAATTGTCAGCTGCACCGGGATACCATTTAACTTCATAGTCCCGCTTCTGCAACACTTCTCTATCGTTCAACAACACAAAAGTGGCGTCAACGGTGGTGTTGACGCCCCCGCCCACAGCAAGGGAATCAAGAACACCCATAGCCAACTCTCCAGTGATATTGGTAATAGAAAGCGATGACGGTATAAGCTCGATACAAGCGGCAATAGGACGCGCTTTCTGAACATTGGCGGCAAAGAAACCATCTGCGACGGCAGTACCAGAGGTGCCGAGGGTTGTAACATTGCTGGCGGTCTGTGTGAACCCACCAAAAGCATTAGTGCAGGGTTGCAACACAGCGACGCCGCAAGTGTGTGTGGCAGTGCCAAAGGTAATATCGGAGACGAATCTCTCAACTATTCCTCGCTCACCGCCATAGGGCGATACGGGCAATGACTTGCAAGGGTCAACAAGCAAGGATTGGTAAGGAGTCATGCCCCCACCGGACGACTTGCGCGAACGTCTAGGACGTCCGGGTTTGGACTTCTTACTATTTCGCTTTTGTCCCCCCTTAGGTGCCATGTTGGTGTAAAATTTATTTATAATTTATAGTAGTGTGTTTAGTGTGGTGCTACAGTAGTTTTTATTTCGCATGAAACCCGCGCCACGTTGCATATTGCGTATGATTTGTTCTAGCTCCAATTGTTGGCTAGGTGTGATTCCGAAGGCTTGACTGAAGCTAGCCCTAGCCTCGTCAGTTACATCCACTTGCTTGCGCTTCACTATTTTCTGGCACCGCATGTAATAATCAGCAATGCCCTGCCCTCTGTTCAGCTTCATTCCATGGTTCCTGCCGTGACGCAGTCCCCATAGATACCACTCCTGTAAGACAGGGCAGCCAGCGAAAAGAGACAGACCGCAAGACCCGGTGGAATGCACTACTTGCTCCCACACGCGTTCGTTCGCACAATCTAAGAATCCGGTGAAATCGGTTGTTAAACATTTTGTAGGGTTGCGCACAAGCGCCCACCTGTCAGAGCACCAAACAACCTTGCTTTGACAAAATTCAACCTCCTCCAAAGTAAAAGCGGGAGTTTCTACTTTCATTCGCATGCCACGTTGCAAGTACCAACTGGGCAAATCCTCTAGCGAAACACCGGTCTTAACGAACAACAACAAATCATCTCCGTCACAGTAGATGCGATGAGCGATTCCCTTGCTCAAACAGTATGAATGAGCCAACAGCACACTTATGATGCAGTTGCCAAGTGACGTGTTCACGTCGCCAGAGCATCGTATGGCACCCATTTTGGCGATGAGTTTGCCGTCACTGCTTCTATATCTTCCAACGTTATCTAGTTGATATTTAAGCAGCGTCGACAACGTCTCATCACCTTTGTATATCTCTCGATACACCGTGTGCTCTACATCAAGCGCTGTTTCCCCTACACACTGATCAAACCGGGATGCATCTAACCCAATGCACTTCCACCCAGGGGACAACAACTCCCTGATATGAAGTGCTTTTTCTTCCTGCGTGTAACCCTTTGCTACACACGGAACGGCTTGGCCTATAAGCTGTGACAGACCGTCGAATATGGGCTTTTCTACACCATGTATGTAGCTCCCAAGCAATATGTGGTACCTGGGATCTCTCGGATTTATTATCCTAGGCACCTGTGGCTTAGTCCACCATGTACGCTCAAATTTCGTGAAAAGCTGCGTTTCAGCTAGCTGTCGCAACGAGTAAGGTTCTTCGACCAACTTCCTAAGCGATTCTTCGTACAGCTTGCGCTTGCTGCCAGGACGTGTAGACACAAAATGTGCCCACGACACCTGAGCAGGAGAAACAAGATTTCCGAGACGCCTGGCAAGGTCGTACTCAACCTTAGCATCTGCTTCCCATCCTGGCCGTTTGTTACCGACGGAATCTATAAAGTAGACTCGCTCTTTCAAGCTTGACACAACGTTATGAATGTTGTTTGCAAACGGCTTGACAGGATGGTCGCTAACCAATGGGTGGCTCAACCCAATGAAACGCTGATGATAGGTTTTACCGGAAGCTGAGTACAATACGCGTAAACCGTCCACATCCGGGGCGACCGACTTGTACGTAACGCATTCCTCAACATACCGGCATCCCTAGTAGAATGTGGTGGTTCCTGCCTCAAGCAGGAGGTTGTGTGCCCGAATCTGATAGGAAGCGTCTACCTTAGCTACAGCAGCCAAAACTATCTTATCGATGGTTGAGGCTATGTCAAAAGCCCGGACGCCGTGCCCTATCATGACATTATGCGCATACTTGCGCATTGCTTTCCTTCCTGCGGCACACCCCCGATCCTCTGGGTCAAAATGTGCCACTAGACGGTCGACGACATACCTCCCATAAGGGCCCAACGCGTTTTTCCGAAGGTGGTTACAACCACTCCGCGCAACCACGCCGTCAGGACCCTTCCCATAGGGGAACACTGCTTCATACACAAGTTTCCCATCCACATTAACAGGTTCCGCCCCAGGGGTGTCTTTCTCGACCGTTCCGAACAACCGTGCTTGATCAACATCTTTCTCCGCATCAACCTCCTCCAAACACAAGTCATTAATGCCAGTGAGCACACTATCAACTTCCATTCTCCTGGCAACGCAGGAAAACATTACGGGGATCACTCTTCCCGACACTCCCTTCAACCACCCCCCGTCACGCAATCGATGATAAAGCCCATCCTTGACACGCTCTGTGATTCTACGATCAAATTCGTCGAAGGCACGTGCATGGCCCTGCACGGCCTCGACGCCACGCCTCAAAGCGTGAAGCATGCCTAACAACCTAGGGATCTCCTAG